TTATACATTTCGATTTGTGATTTTCTTTTACCAGGTATAAGAATTATTACTAAAACTAATAATCCAATTAAAATATATATAGTATATTTCATATATATAAATTCAGGTTTTTTTAATCTTAAAAGTTGAAATATAAAATAATTATTATTTTAAAATTATATATAATGAATATTTTACCAGTATTAAAAAGTAATGATGAAAAAATGATTTTGAATTTAAATGAAAATGATTATAAAAAAATTCATAGTATTGTTAAAAATAATAAAGGGTTAACATTAAAAGAATATGTAAAATTAATAGGATTAAATTTTAATGAAAAATCATTAGAATACGCTTTTAAATTATTTAATACATATAAATCTTCATTTTATGAAATATGTGGTCCTTTTATAGAAATTGAAAATAAATGGTATGTTTATAAAAGTAGTAATTATACTGAAAAAAATTTAATTAGTGATCTAAAAAAAGAAAATGAAGAATTAAAAGAAAAATTAAGAAATTTAACAATTTAATAATTAATTATTTTATTATTAAAAATCCAATTAGCAGTCAAAGAAAACGAACTAAATCCTATCGAATGTATATTTTTTGCTTTAGATAATATTATGTAATCTATTAAATTATCAATTATATCATTTTCATTATATTTTACATTTTTTATATACTTACCATCTAAATGTAATATATTTATATCAAATTTTGTCAAATTATATTTATCTGCAATTCTATTTTTTATTTCTTTATTATCAGAAACAATAATAAATTTAGTAATATTATTTTTTTTTATATTTTTAATAATTGAATCTATATTTTTTCCTTTAACTCTATCAGATCTTCTAGATGGAAATGTTTTATTTCCATATTTATCACCTAATCTAATATGTATACAATCATATGGTATATTATCAATTTGTTTCATTTTTAAATTGTAACCATCATAAATACTTTTATTAAAATCAATATATTTTAACAAATTAATTTTACATTCTTTATCATTTTTATTTAAATCTTTATTTCTCAAAATAATATGTGTTTTTAAAAATTTAACATACGTTTCATTTCTGTATTTATATTTTTTTTTAATAATTATATAATTTTTTATTGCTTGATTATCTATTAATATTACTATTCTATTATTATTTTTTATTGAATATTCTATATATATTTTTAATGATTTTATAAAATCACCAAAACCTCCTTGTCCATTTCCATATACGAATGCTTTTAATTTTTTCATTATATAATTTAACAAAAAAATTGAAATATTTAAATTATAATTATATTATAAATATTTATGTCTCAGACATGTAAAAAAAGTGATATTGTTGAGGATCTAATTTATTTTTTTGGAATAAGAGCATTTAATGATTTAATATTTGATTTTTCAAATGTATTTTTTAAAGAGTATTATCAAATTAATTATTCTTTTGAAATTTGTGATAATGATGCATTAGTTAGAAGATACGAATGTAGAAGAAATTGTCTTGATTATATTGAAAAGATCAAGAATTTTTATATATTTGTCCATATAATTTCTAAAGGCAAACATAAAATTGGATATAAAAAATGTAGTGATGTATTTTCAATTGCAGACCGTCTAAATTTTCTTAAATTAAATTATGAATATAATATAAATTTATATGGTATTGGAGAGAGGTGTTTTTTAGATTCTATAAGAAGATTCAATTTGATAGGAAAAATGAAGGATGAAATAATTGATAATGTAAATAGATTGACTAATTTACATTTTAAAAATGTAGATTTTAAAGAATTGTTGATTTTAATAATATATAATTTAAATTGTGATGATTACTATGAACCTTTTCATCTTTGTTTAGATGATCGAAAAAAATTTGTTTTTCATATGTTTTTAGGATGTAAAAATTTATCTTCAGAAAATACTATTAATTTCATATATGATCCTAAATTTATTAAAGAAAATATACTTACTTTTGTTTTTGGAAACAATTTAATTCATTATGCTGCTAGATGTTCTGATCCATATTTTATTAAAAAAATTTTGGAATATGATGCAGGAAAGCTTAATATTAACATAAAAAATCATAAAGGTCTCACTCCTTTACAAATTGCAGCTTATTATAATAATTTTAATGTAATGAATGTTTTGATTAGATATGAAAATTTAAATGTTTTAAGCACTTCAAATTTATGTAAATATGATACTGTAGTTTATCTACTCACTAGTGATATTGATTGTAAAATTAGATACAAATATCAATACGAAAAATATTTAGATTTTTTAAGAAAAAAAGAAAAGAAATATTATAAAAAAATATGTAAATTGTACAAGAATATACTTTTTATGTTAGAAGAATTAGAAAATAATCTATATTTAGAAATAAAGAAATACTTAGAAAATGATCAAATTAATATAGATCATATTATCAGTTCTTTAAAACCGAAGTGGGATTGTTTAAATGAAATGAAATTAAATGCATTACAATTGAAAAATAAAATTAAGGCTAAAATAAAAAATTCAAACAATAATTATGAAATATTAAATATTCGAAAAAATGTAAAATTAGAAAATCCATTTGTTTTTCATGATCGTATAGATACTTTTACATTTAAAAATTACGAATTAAAATTAGATGATTTGATGGATAATAGACAAATAAATGAGTCTGATTATGATACTGATTTTTTTGAATATTATACTTCAGATGATGATTATGTTGATATATAAATATATATTATAATATATATTATAATATATAAATATGCCTGAAGGACCAGAAGTAAAGTATTTGGTTGACAATTTAAATAAAAAATTAAAAAATAAATTTTTAAAAAAAATAAATATTAATGGAGGAAGATACAAAAAACATGGACCGCCCACTGGATTTACTAAATTTATTAAAGAATTGCCTTTAGAAATAGAAAGTGTAAATTGTAAAGGAAAATTTATTTATTTTCTATTCAAAAATTCACAATTAACCATGTGGAATACCTTAGGAATGTCTGGTTGGTGGATTTCTAAAAATGAAAAACATAATAATTTAGAATTTATAATTGATAAAAAGAAATTATATTTTAATGATATGCGTAATTTTGGTACATTCACTTTTTGTAATGTCAGTAATTTAGATAAAAAATTAAACACATTAGGTGCTGATATTTTAGATGAAAAAGATCAATTTGAAATGTTTAAAAAAAGAATTGATAGAAAAAGAAATGATACATTTATTGCTTCTGCTATTTTAGATCAAAAAGTAGCTGCTGGTGTTGGTAATTATATTAGAGCAGAAGCATTGTATGTTGCTAAATTATCACCATTTAGAGAAATAAAGAATGTATCTGAAGAAGAATTGAAGATTATTTGGGAAGTATGTAGACAGATAGGTTGGTATTTTTATGATGAGGATAAAGGAAAGAAGTTAAAAATAATAAATGGAAAATATAAAATAGCAGCAAAATATAAAAAAACAGGACCAAGTAAATATAAACCTGAAGCAGATTATTTTTTGGTGTATAGACAGGATAAAGATCCGTTAGGTAATAAGGTTATACATGAAAAAATAAAGGATAGAATGATTCATTATGTAAAAAAAATTCAAAAATAATAATATAAAAAAATTGATTATATTATATAATTTAATTAAATACATTTTATATGGATAAAATAATAAATTTTAAAAATGATATAAATACTGAAGAAGACGACTTAAATTGGTTAGCTATTAATTTTAATATTGACTATTTAAATTCTTTAAGAAGTAAAAAATTTAAATATAAAAGTAATTTAATATTAAAGTTAACTGATGATTTTCTATTAAATGAATTAATGAAAAAAAAAAAAAGAAAAAAATTAACATTAAAAAAAAAGTATGTAATAAGAAAAAAAATAAAAGTTAATTGATTATTTTATGATGTATTTTACAATAATGAAAAAATTCTTTATTAACATCTTTAAATTCAAAATCCCCTCTTGGAGTAACTAATATAGTATCTTTAGGATAAGTACTTACATGTTGGAACCAGTTTGGATAAACTAAATCACCTATTTTGCAATAGCTAGGAATCCATAAAGTCATAATAATTGATTTTTCTTTATCATTATTAAATCTAAATAATATTATATATTTTTTACCTCCATATTTTCTAAGAGAATTACCAATAACTTGAATACTCGAATCTTTTGAAAAAGGTATTCTATAACCAGTAGTTCTAGTGAATATATATGATATAAAACAAGTATCCATTAATTAGTATTATAAATTATTTTTTGTAAATAAAAAATTGATAAAAATTATTATTATTTATATTATAAAATATTAATGTATAATTTAAAAATTAGATTTTTATGCTATTTTTTATTTCTAATAATAATATCATTGATTATAATATATTTTGAAAAAAAATATGATTATATAGGAAAATGTAACTTAAAAAAATGTAAATCATTAGATGATTTAGACAATAATAGTAAAATTATAAAATTATTAATGAAAAGATCATTATTTTTAGAAAATGAAATATTAAAAATAAATAGAAAATTAAAAAATTAATTTATTTTTTAATAAAAATTATTAATACGTTTAATTTAATTTTTTATAAAATTATATAAATTAATATGACTACAGTAAAAATTATAGAATTATATAATACAAACTCAAATAAATTAGTAAATTTATTACTTAATAAATCTTTATTTAATTATTTAGTAAAAAAAGAAAAAAATCTATTAATTATGGAATTAATAACAAATGTAAAAAGAGAAAATAAACTATATACTGATATTAAGTCTGAATTTCAATTTGATTTCCCTGAATTTATTAGCAATATTGTAGGTGATAAATCTTATAGTAGCATAACTAGAGAGATTTTTGATTTAAAAAAAAATACATCAAAAGGAATAGTTAAAAGTAAAATATTTGATTTATTAAAAGTAAAATTAACTTTTAAATCAGATTTTCATGAAATATATGAAAATTTTTGTCAAAAAAATATAACATTTGAAATTAATTGTAGTCTACCTGTAATTAATAAAAAAATAGAAAATATTATAGCTGAAAAATTACAAGAAAATGGAACTATTAGAACTAAATTAATTTCAAATTGGATTGATAAAAAAAGTATAAAAAATTGATTAAAATATTTAATAATATATTAAGTATTTAAATTAATGTCAAAATATCATGAAATAACTTTAAAATTATTAGAAGATAAATATAAAATGCTATTCTCATTGAAAAAAAGAGAAAGAGAAAAAATACAAAAACAAATATTTGATATTGGATATAATATATTTTTTCCTAGTACAGATAAAGAGTTAACAGAACATCAAGAAATAGTAGCAATAGTAGAATCTTTAAGAAATGAATTTAGTAATCCTGAAATAGGAAACAAAATAGATTCATTAGAAACATCTTTAGGAAAATTAATTGGATTAAGTAGTAATTCCTCTAAAAAAGGAGAGATAGCTGAAAACATTTTAGAAGAAATTATAAAAAATAG